ATCAAAGCATGAACTATCAAGGTGAACTTATCCAAGCGCAAATCCTAAGGGACTGCGTTGGTAAGGACCGAAAGAGTTCTCCTTGGGATAGGCTATTGCCTGTCCTAGGGAACCCTAATCTTACAGATAGAGTCAATAGACTCTACTATAAGATGCCTCATGGGAGTCTCCTATCGGAGACTTACAAGGGGAAATCCCTTTCTAAACAAAAGTTTCAGAAAGAGGAGAAATTCTTTTCACCATTCCAGAAGGAAGGTTTGAAAAGATTATTAACCAGAGACATTGGTCTACCGGTTAAATTAAGTGGTATATTAATCAATAGATCGATAAGCCACTTCAAGAGAATCGAAGAATTCATAAATGGATTAGTAGATTCTCTCTGGCTGGCGAACGAGCAAATATTTTTGATCGACGGGCCGGAAATCCTTCTTTTGAGAAAACTCGTGAGAAAGATCTTTTCAGTAGGTGCCTTTAATTTAAAGGACCTAGTGGATCAGTGGAAGGAATGGACAAATTTTCTATTCCATACACTAGCTAGAACCAAAACAATTGGTGAACTAGTAAAGCCTGCTAAAAACAATATTTTTAGAATGCTTAATAGTATACCCTATATTAATAGAGTATATAAAGGTGACTTCGACATGTTACTATTGCAACATATCGCACACCTTACCTCCACACGTCAAATGCCATATATGGGTATACGTACAGAGGAAAAATCTATAGCAGAATTCAAAAGAGTTCTGGAATCGGATTACAGACCGCCAGAAGATTTTATATTTAAAATGAAAATGGCAGCTAGAAGGATAGGAGCAATCTGTAGAAAACTCCGTCCTAGACTTAACCCTGGTGAATCTCACATATCTGTGACATCATCGGGCGAATTTGCAAGCACAATCCGCGAAGGCGGACAAGCTGCAGCTGTGGTGGAAGCCATGAGGAGAGTACTCCTTAGGGTTCCACTTGAGGATCAAACTGAGATTACTCCGTTTGGTCCTGTAAGTCTCATGAAAGGAATACCGATCTGGAAGACTATATTCAGGAAGATTCCAATCCCACCGGAAGTGGAATTCCTGGAAAGCTACTACTTAATAAAGGAGCAGCCTGGAAGGTTCAGAGGTCTTGATGAGACTACTGGACCCCAAATACTTTACGTGGCATGGAAGGAATACCAACCATTACCCGTATTGCGAGCTGAAGTTGTCCCAGAGATGGGAAACAAAGCTAGAGTTGTAACAATAGCAGACTATTGGCTGAATATATTACAATCACCATACTCTCATGTAGTTATTGACTCCATGAAGTATCACCCTTCAGTTTTCTCAAGTTTTCACCGACAGGATCAAACTTGGGAAGCAGTAAAGGGAATGTGTAGACTCGACGGTGATATTTCACTACCCGAGGGACACGCAGTATTGTCTAGCGATCTAAAGAACGCTACCAATGCTCAACAGCACAAGCTTACCAAAGCTTTACATGCTGGATACGCAGAGGGTGCAAAACTATGTTTTAACACCTCATACGTTGATCTAGTGATTGGAACAATAGGTCCAAGACTAGTACTATTTCGAGATGACACATCAGTGTTATCCAAAGTAGGTATAATGATGGGAGAGGCAATAGCCAAACCATCATTAACGCTCCTCAATCTGGCGATTGAGGAGTTATCATTCCTTGAGCACTGTGGTGCCGAGGAATTGCTTTACAGTGATGATCCAGCCCCTCATAGGAGCTGGAGATTCCTGCATATAGGAGGAGATGACCATCTAGCGAAGGGACCTACTTCCTATTTAGACCGTATAACTCATAATCATGAGCTAGCCGGTTCACACATATCACCTGGACAACATGGTTATTCAAGGAGATGTGTCAAATATACTGAAAGACTCCTAAATCTAGAGAATCTTAAGTATAAAGAACCTTTTAACAAATCTGACTATAGTCTATCGATTATAGTCGATTCAGTTAAGGTTAGACTTATTGAAAAGGGTCAATCGACCATGATCAAGAAGGACAACAAGAATGTCGCGATTGGTAAATCGGGACAGCTTGGTGGATGTATAGAATGGTTACCAAAAGATATCCGTTTCTTTACAGAATCGAAAAAGGCCAGTATTCGGGCCCTATTCGTTGAAAGGATGGGTGATTTGCTACCTAGAAAGGCCACAAATCCCCGTGCTTTTGCCGCAATCCATCTACCTACTAAGATAGGCGGATTCGGTTTGGGAATGAAACACGAGTTACAGCAGTTTCTACGTGATTCACCAGAACCCCATAAGGGACTTGTATACAAGTCTCACTTGGGGCTTAATGTGAAAGCTGATCTAAGAATATTTAGACAGCTTAACACAAATATCGCTACTAGAGGGATTGAATCTATTCAAGAACTCCAGGAGCGTATCATTGGTCAGTTGAGTGATTACCCAAATATGATCAATGCAATAAGTTGGAATGAAGTGCGAAAACGCTACCCAGATCCCAACTGGAACGCCAGAAAGACTATAGCCTTGGCGGCGGATGACGGAATTCTCTCAATAGAGGAATTCGCCAAAAGAGCTACTAGAGGAAATCTCTTCCAGGAGCTTTTACTAGGTACTGAAGAACGAAAGTCATTCAATACTAGACCATATGTACAAACTTATAGAAATAAGGTTTGGCCATATGCAGAATCAGAACTTATCAACGATTACGCTGATATGTGTAATGATTTAACCAACGATGAAATTGCAAAAGCAATTGATTCAATGGTACCACAGTGGTACTTTGATGTTAATCAAATAACCGCTCTGGACTACGGTCACTGGGATCCGGAAAATCCGGAAACAGAGACCTGGGACTTCGGGGAGGATACTTATATTAATAAGTATACTCAAGGACTACCGTCGTTGAGTATCCCTCCCTGGAGATTGGGATTAAAGATGGTTAGACAATAGTCAAGCCACTTTAAAACTACTGATAAGGACTCACTCGGTATCCCGAAGGAGTTCCGAAATCCTTACCAATGCAGTTCATGCTTT